ATATTGCGCAGAGTTTGCTGGAATCAAATACCCAAAAGGCTTATTAGCCCAAGCGACCTCTCCCGAGCCGTCGCTTGCCATCACTTGATTAACGCCTGCCGTCGACCAACCTGCAATTCCAGCCGCTGTTGAAATAAGAATCTGATCATCAATTGTAGGCGATGGAATATTAGTTCCTACAATTGTAGTTGTTGCAGAGATATTACCAGCAACCTCAAGTTTGTCAGTAGGCGTCGTTGTTCCTATACCGACATTTCCGGCAGAAACAATTAAACCATAGTTGTTTGTCGCACCAGTAGCCGAAAAAGACCCCCCAACATTTGTTTGAGAAGCACCTGTTTTTTCGATAATCGCTCCATAAGCTGTTCCAGGGCTTGCTCCTGTCTGTTGTATCCAGAAAGCTGCACTACCATGAACTGCTCTAGTATCAACTACATGAAGTTTATCACTTGGAACCGTCCCAATACCAACGCTCCCAGTTGTTGTAAGGTTCTCATTCCCAAAGCTGATCGCGCCAGTATCACTCGTAATCGCCGCACCGTTAATTGTGATATTATCGACAACGAGCAAGGTTAATCCATCTAGATCAGCAGTCCAAACAGGGACGGCACCCGACCCCGCCGACACGAGTACCTGATTACTGGTGCCCTGCGCAAACTCGTCATACTCGCGTGAAGTCGTATCACTCGACTTCACCAAGAGGCTGCCCTCGGTTGCGATTGACGTGATTGACACCGAGGATGCTTCTATCACGGTTATCGCATCATCAATCGACTGGAACGCCTGGCGAACCTCGATCGGACTTTCGGAAAATGGAATTCTTCGCCTAGACATTAAGCTCTCCTCCGCCGGCCAGCTTCTTTGATGACCGTCGTAATGGACTCCATCGCCCACTTCCTGCCCGATTCCCCCGTGAGTAGCATCGTGTAAGCCTGGCCGCGGCAGGCCGGGTAGGCCGTGGCCCCGAGTCCGGCTACCCAAGTCCCTGTATCCTGCTCAGATGCCGTCAGCGAGCCCTCGAAAGTAGCCGATGGCCTCAGAGACCAGGTCACGTCGCCGCTCCCTACAGCCATCACAGCGCTCATTACGAGAACTGACCCTTCGAGCATGTCGCCCGCCAGGGGAACGGGACCGATAAGGATCCACGAGGCGAATGCAGTTCCGCTGTCCGTCTCCGACAATTCCGTCATTCGTCGCAAACTACCGTCTCGCCCGCCAAGGATCACGCCGTCATCCTCAACGGCAATTCCCTGCAATTGGCAAGTCGCTGTTGGCTCCATGGTCGTAGGCAATGTCATTGGCCAGAAAGTCTTTCGCTGCCAATCTAGCCACCAGTGCTTTCGCGAATTTGTCGAGTCAGATGTCAGATAGATATGCACGCCCGCGGCATGAATATCATACTCAAGCAAGACCGTCATTACGTTAGGGTCGATATTCAGAAACTCCATCGGCAGAATATCACGGGAAAGCTGCTTTGGATCAGAGTTACCGCCTGGCGGCAAGACATACAGCCCATCAAGCGACAGAAAAATAAGCTCGCCTTCTGGCCCGAGGCACCACGCTTTCGGTCCAATAATTCCCACGGCTCGGCTGAGTACGCTCAAGGCAGCCCCGAAGGCTGGATCTCCTCTCATACGCCAGATTGAATTGCGGCACGCTAGAATCAAGTAATCATCGCTATGAGGCACGAGCGCCGTCAACGGATCGCCGGGCACGCCCGCCTCGCTCGCAACGCCCGAGATTGCCCGCCGGCTATCCGTCAAGGAATAATCCCAATCCAGAGGAGCGGCCACCCTGCTCATGTACCACACATGTGCCGCGGACTCTGCACCTGCCACTACGATTCGATCGAGGTACCTGGCGATGAGCGGATTCCCGCTGGGCATCTGCCCAGCAGTGGCCGTCATGATCGTCAGCGTGTTCGCTTCGGGATCATAGATTTTCGGCGCCCTTTCAACGCGGAAAGAGCACGTACCCGCCCCTGGATCAGACGCCAGAGTAAGCGCCCCAGACGCGATAGACGAAATCTTATAAGTTCCAGCAACGGTGGCGCCTCCTACATTAGAGATTACAACCACATCGTCATCCGTACTAATACTATGGGCTGTCCAATCAGAGACGGTAGCCGCATCGAGAGTATCGGGCGCAGACGTAGTTACTCCGTCCGTTCCGTTCACTCGCCATCCGTGATCGGCAATGTACAGCTTCTGCCCGCTCTGGGTGGCATTCAATCCCAAGTCGCTGCGTACCGACAGGCTGGAGGAAACTACTGTCATTCTGCCGTACGTGTTCTCTTGGTGTATGTCGCCGCCAGCCGAAGCAATCAACTTGGACCGCAAAGTGTTCGCCGTTCCGTAGTACTGGACACGATAGACCCACGCCAGGTTTAGCCCACTTGCCTCGGTACATTCCAAGGCGAAACCAGTTCGCTTGCCTGTATGTGTATCTACCGCTTGCGCATTAAGGATCTGCGTCCCGTTCCACCAGACCGATACCGTGTCGCCCGATACACTTGCGATTAGCCAACCCGGCTCGGCCTGACCGTCAGAGCCTCCGGTTAGCGCGGTTACGGTCGGAGTCGAAGCGAGATAAGATGTGATCGTTCCCGTCCACGTTCCATCCGTCACGGAGCCACCGCCGGCGCCCCCTAGATCGAGTTCAACTACTACGCCCTCGACTGACATGTCCGGCGTAGCGTCATCCATTCGCATCTTTAGTCGATACTTGCCGTGGTGTGCGCCGTTCCACGGAACGATGTAAAGCTCCACGGAGTATGCACTGGAGATCTGAAGGTCTGTCAGATCATCCAAATCTACATCTGCATCGGCTACACTATCGTCAATGCTCGCCAAGGAAGTCGGTAAGATATTCGGCAGAGTCGACCCGGCTACTACAGTCCAATGAGCAGCCATTACAGTCCCGCCGAATGTATCACTGAATGTAGTGAAGTTGTTGCTCGGCAGAAGTATCATCGGCGACAGGAGCCGCACTTCTGATCCTAAATTGTCAAGATGAGAGAGATCGAGAGCAGGTCGACTTCCGCCGCGCTCCCTGCCTTCGATCGTTGCCTTCGGGCGCACATTCAGACAATCCATCGTGGTGTACGGCTTCTGCTGGCGGTATGCCCCTTGACGATTCAAACCGCCAAAAGGAAACAGAATGTTTTTGCGCCTACGTCGTGCCATGAAATCTAAGGGGTAGAGCTACAAAAAACCCGACAGCCGCACGAGTCGACTGCCGGGAAAGTGGGTGACAGGCGAAGACCCTACCGGTAGCAAGGAACGCGAACACTTACTTTCTCGATCCTAGCCACGCCGGCCGTACTTCCGCCCTGGTCGTCCCGCTCGAAGGTAATATGGAAGTTAAGAACAGTACCAGGCGCAAGCTCGTCACCAGCCGCATCGTTGTTGATCTCAAAATCAAAATCAGTAGTAGCTACGACTATCTTGAGATCAAATGGAGCCGTCAGTGTCAAGTCCGTAGCATCAAGAGCACCAGCTTTGACGATCTTCGAAATAACGTCAAGGTTACTCGTTGCATTTGCGGCGGCCGAAAGGTAGGCACTGATTCGCACCAAGAGATCGTTGCCGGTCACGTAATCGGGAGGAACGACAAAATCAAACGCCACATGCTCTTCAGCAGTCGTGTTGTTTGTACTCGTACCCAGAACCGGTGAGCCGGCCGCATCACCAAGGCCCATCGCCCCTCCGGCTCCTGCTGGACTATCCGGCAGAGCGTCCTTCATCGCAGCATTTTGTCGCAAGTCAGTCAGCGCAATTACGAATTCCTTCGTGACCGTTGCGAAAGTAACCGCGCCGGTGGCATCCATCGTTACGTGATTCGACAGAACAGCTTTCAGGTTGTTGGCAGCAGTTCCATCAACGCCGAGGATAATCTGGCCGGCTGCAAGCCCTTCGATCATCGAGTCCTCAACTGCTCCCACCGCGATAGTTACCGACCCCGCACTGGATATCGTAACGTCGTTGGAAAGGGCCACTTCCTCGTAGCTATTACCATCAGCTACCAGAATCTTGCCGGCCGTGTACGCAACCGCGCCGACATCGCTCAGATCGCTAAGGATAATCGAAGACGGAGGTTCGATGGCCACGAACGTGCTGGATGCAAGCGTACCCTCATTCACATGCAAAGCAGTCCCTGCCCCGCCGTCGATCTTATGGTAGATGCAACCTACAGCATACCCGTAGGTACCGTCAGAAGGAACTGTCGTCCCGGCTACTTGAAGCAGCCCAGTAACCGTGGTATCTGTCTTAAATCCGATCAATCGTCTGAGTCGAGCAAGCATAGTTTTCTCCTTGCGGTATAGTTGAAATTACGAAACAGGCAATACAATAGGCCCAGTAACAACAGACAAAACAGCGCCAGTCTGGTAAGATGCCTGACCGCCTGCTCCAGACGCAATGATATTGATTTGCCCGATGGCAAGCTCTCTACTCACAGTAAAGGAATCGCCAACCCTACGGAGAGCAAGACCCTCGTCCACGACAGCCGCAGTATTGAAGCCGAAATGAATTGTCTGCGAAGCATCTGTCATTTGGAACGTAACGTCTCCACGTCGATCGTCGGCAGCAAGAGCTTCTGCGCTTGTGCTTGTACCAGTTACTTCCCCTTGCGCCATGACTCACTCCTTAGTAATCAACTGACTTGTAGGTGATTGGGTAATTCGAGCCCTCGTATCCTCGTCTCCACTGGACAAGTTTTGCCTCTCCGCCACCCATCTGCCCGTAATTTTTTCCCTTCCTTCGCTTGTCACGAAGAATCGCATCCACGAGAAGCGCTTGATACTGCTTTGAATGAATTCCATTCCCTTCGTCCAGAACCTCAAGCTCAACGACTGCCAGGCAGGACTCCTTAAAAAGTTCCGATAGCTGCGATCCGCCAAGCGGATACGGGTATGTATCCGAAAGGACGTACCCATACGCTTCATACTCATAAGAAAGCACGTACGCTACATCAGGAGTCGGATAAAATAAAGCCTCATGCCGCTGCCCACCGGTACCGGTCGAAGACTTATAGCGGAACGCAAAGTAGTCGGGATGACCTGACTTGTCGAAGCTGGACCGCATGTCCAAGATCGTTCCGAGAGGCACCTCGATAACAGGGGGTCGATGTATGTCAAGTGCAAAATGAAACCCTCCGGTTATCTTACCGAAAGCATCCGGTAATTCCGTCGCCAGTCCCGTTCCGGATGTGTAGTTCCATTGATCGACAACAAGCGTCAGCGTAGTCGACGGACGCAGCCAAGACCACTCGTGCGGAAGTACGCCAGGGATCAGCGGCGGGTAATGGACCCGTCGCACACCACTTTGCACAATCCGTTCAATCTCGGTAACCTGTGCTACATTCTCCAAAAAATCGGCCGGGAGACGAGCGGAAGAGAAACGCTCATGCACCCGGCCTGTAGTCAGTTACTCCGCATCTTGCTTCGCTCTGACCGATTCGGTTAATTCTCAGTGGTAGCAAAGAGGCTTTCGGTACTCCATGTAGCGCCAGTACCTAGCCCGCTCCACTTTACGATAATCGCATCCTGAGCAGTCTCCATCGTGAAAGAAGCAAGAGTCGTAGATCCGTCAAGCCGGACGCCAGTGCTAGTTGGCGTAACGACAAGAGTGTCCGAATCAAGAACCACTGAGCAAAAGAATCCTTTCCGTTGACCGACATTCGTCCCGTCTGCAAGCGCAAATGTCTTCGCACCAGAGTCATCAGCAGAGCCACTAAAGTAAGAGACTCCACCGACCATGAAAACCTTAGCCTCAGCCTCGGCACCGGCATAGTCAGTGATATTCTCGACGAGATTAGATTCCTCGCCAACCTCAAGGTACGCCATACAAAGGCCAGGAGTTCCACGGTCAATCGTCTGAAGCGGAATAGCGGAGCCGCGACCAGGGAAGCCAGTAAGCGTGAAGTAACCAGCAGCAGCTATACCTGCGCCTGCTTGGCAAGTGGTCCTTCCGACACCAATCGTATTCGACACGGTCGACCAGATGTTACAAGTACTACCAGGAAGGAAGATCTCAATGAATTGACCGCCAGA